AGCGACCTTGGGGCCGCTATTGCGAAGTACCACACTTACGTGAAGAAATCTGGTTTTACCGGGTTTCACATCGAAGAGAAGTTTGGCAACGATGACGTGTTCTTTTACGAGTTCACGGGGATAGACGTTAACTTTGTTCCAGGTCTAGGACCCCGGCTACGCCGGGCCAACAACCTCGACAGGGCAAATCGTGAAATGACGACGATCACGCGTGGCAAACCGTCGCGCGAGATCTTCCATGATCATAAGAAGATCACCATATACGAACCCGCGTGGGGCGCTCAAGTTTTCAAGCCGCACAAGGAGGAGGAGGTGATTGTCCCCATCGCTTTAGTAGCGTTCGCAAGATCGTTCGCCGTTAATAAGGTCAGAGATGACAAGTTGTTTTCGGCGGCGACCCTAGCCGTGCGTGAGGAAGCCACCCGCATCGGATATCCTGAGAAGCACTTCGGAGGCGCAGTAGCAGCAGCCGTCACGATAGGCTTACTCGAGGGTGTCGATATGGAAACATCGTATCTGAGCGCGTATGCAGGCTACATGAATTTGCAGCCTGGTCGAATGTTCTCCTGGAAATGGTGGAGATCGTTTTACGATTCGAGTGCGAACGCTACCCGATCACAGCTCCATGAGATGCTAAGAGCCGCAGGACCAAGGCGGCCCGGCATTCCGTGGATGCTTATCTGGGTTATAGTGTTTGCCCTCGTGTCGTTTATAGCGATAGCAATCGCAGTGGAGCAGCACTCAGTCGTCCGGAGTTTGGAGGCTGAGTTCCACGGGAAGCAGGCTATGGCAGGCGGGCTTAATCTCCCAAATGCCACTGTAACCCGGCCGGTGCCTGAGGAGGGTCTAGGCGGCACTATCGCCGATCCGCAACAAGCACTGGAGCTAGCTGTCCAGGCCACAAACGTGCGTGTAGCTCGTCGCCTTTTAGGCATCAACGAGCACATAGTTCCTTTGGTTGAGGAGTCGGTTAAACGCCTCGCCGGGAATCATGGCTACGTCATTGCTCTAATGCTGAGCATGGCGGAGGCTGCGCACGTCGGGCCCACAGCGCAAGGGCTGCGATTGCTCTTCACCAAGTTCAGCCTCCACTACATCCTTTGGCTAACACCCTTTCCTCTCGCCGTGTTCATACACATGTGGTGGAATTCGTCTATCACGCGAGAGAAGAAACAGCGTCTCAGGGGAAACTTTGATGAACTGTTCGCCAGCACGGGCACCGCCACGGCTCTTAACGGGGTCAGAGCGGTTATGAATTTGTGCCAGTCTGACCGTCTCTGCCACCATGAAATTGGTGTAGAGATGAGACCTACAGCACAATTCCAGCCCCCAACCAAGCTCAAATGCGAGCCCCGTGAGTCACTTTGGCTATACGGGGTCGGGCTTCTGGATGCCATACCAACAACATTCAGAGCCTGTTGGCACAACGAGGAGAAAGCCACCCTAGGGCGGGCACTCAAAGTCGTGCCTTGGTCTGCGAGCGAGGTTGACGAACAGGCTCAGAAGGAGTTCGTGCATGGCGGGTTCGATGAGCCCGACCCATACCTGGGCGTTAGTTTGATGAAACTCCGCTACGACATTTGTCCAGATGCGGCAGTTAGGGTGTTCTGGTTGGAAACATACCAGCTGCGTGAGAAACACGCGTGGCTGTGGCCGGAAGTAAAAGCGAAGTTGTGGGACGGAGATTTACGACCCGTTGACTTCCTGGAGTGGAAGGCCAGATTTCCCCAGATTAGCCAGAGGTTGGACGACGCGCATGAGGGGGTGAGACAGGGAATAAGGGACCTGCGGTTTTCTGCGGAAGCTTTCATCAAGCAGGAGAACGCGGTGACCCTAACCCCATTCACCGACAACTCGGACAAGGACGCCAGGTTGATTCAGGGCAGGAACGACTCGATTAAGGTCTTTTCCGGCCCTCAGACCTTGGCAGTCCACAAGCTAATGCGGGCAGTCTTGCAGCTTGACAAATTCCATCGATTCCTACCGGTTGTTTACGGTCCTGGGCTCACGGCCGAGGAGCTGGGTCAGTGGAAGAAGGAGAGCCTAGATGACGTCCGTTTAGTGTCAGGCGAGGAAGCTATATCGTTCGAGGGTGATGCGAGCCGCTGGGATTGCCACGTTCATCGTGGTATGCTGGAGGCGCAGACCGAAGTCTACCGTGAGTTGTTCCCTGGGGAGGACAATTTCTTGCGGGCGATGGAGGAAAGGCATGGCACAACCCGCAAAGGATGCACGAAGCTCGGGGCCCGGTACAGGGTCACGGGGACCGTGTTCTCCGGCGACGGGGACACCACAAGTGCCAACACCTTCGGACATTACATGATCTTCGTCAGAGTTCTAACCCTCATGTTGGTCGATAAGTTCGGAACACGCGATTGCTACTCGCTCGACCAGGCCCTGGCACTGCCATTCCGCGCGATAGTTATGGGTGACGACATGCTAGTCATCACGTCACCTACACTACTCCCGACGATTAGGCAGTTGGTGGAACAAGTGACCACCTTTGCAGGCCACGAGTACAAGTTCAAGTACGGACACCATATGCTGGGAGAGTTTTGCTCCGGCAGATTCTATCCAGTGGTGGACGGCAGCGGCTACGTATTCGGGCCCAAACCAGGGCGGGTCCTTGCCAAGACCTTCTGGTCAAGGACGGCATACAGGAGAGCGAAGCAACTGGGCTGGGTGCGGGGCGTTGCGATGTCTTTGGACAAAGCGTGCGCCTTCGTGCCAGTGCTGCGGGTGCTGATACCGATTATACTGGGCCTAACGGATGGGGCTCGTGTGATCGAAGACAAGCAAACCCGCAGACACTTCGAGACGCAGGAAGTACACCGCGCTGACAACAGGGTGTGGCTGATGATGTACCATGTTTATGGTTTGTCTCAGCAGGAGATTGAGGAGTGTGAAGACTACCTTATTAGGACGGTCACGGCGCTACCCATCTCTGTGGAACACCCCGTTCTGACGCGTATGGTGGAGATTGACACCTAGGACCACATTGCTGTGGTCGGTGGTTAGGGAGTGAGTAGGAGTACTCCTAGGTGTGCCTCCATCAGGCACAGCTGCGGCC